ATATTAGTAGCCTTTTCAAACTCAATATAGTCAAGTCCTTCTTCACCACTTCTTATAAGTAGTGTAGGTTGGAAGAATTGAGCTTTAACTTCTTCTTCCATTTCTTCTTTAGTTAGGTTGATGTCTTTAGCCATTTTGTATGCCTTCTTCATCA